CTATGCCTTTCGTAGCAGCGAGAGCACCTGCCCTATAACTGCAAGGTCTTCGGCCATATCCCTGCCGATAATCTCCGGTGGATAACCATTGGCCTCGTTGTCGGAACGCAGTTCCAGATTGTTGTCCATTCGCCAATACGCCCGCTTGACCTTCAGGCCAGCTCCGACACGAAAAACGAAAACTTCTTCATCGACGATGTCCTGTTTGCTTTGATCGACGATCATAAACGCGCCATTCGGGATCGTCGGAAGCATGCTGTCGCCTTTGGCTTCCAGCATTACGCAGTTTTCGGGCTTGGCTCCAATGCTACGGAGAAATGCCCGGCTGAAGGCCACGGTGTTGTGCAGGCCGTCTTCCTTTGGGATCAATCCGGTACCTGCAGCTGCTTGAATGTCATAAAGAGGGATTTCCACCATATCGACACCGTCAGTCACGGTGGCCGATTCGGTGAACATGGCCCCTTCGCCAGTAACTATCCAGAGAACGTTTGCACCGAAGTTCTGCCGATAGGCGTCTAACACCGATGCCGTTGGTTCGGTTTCTCCACGCTCGTAAGATGCAAGTGTATTCTTGCTAACTCCTAGCTGGTCAGCAAAGCCATCCCGTTCAGGATCGCCAAGCTTCCGCCGTAGCTCACGAAGTCGCGCCCCCAAAGGGGTTTTTGATGGTGCTTCCGGTCTAGCCAATAGCTTTCCAATTAAAACAGTTTTCTGGTTTACAAAACCGAAAAACTGGTTTAATCCTTTCTGTGTTCGCAGAATTATGCATCCCAAAAAAGGAGGCCGGACAGGGCCTCCCTTCTGGAAGGAATCCTTTATGCACCGTGTCATTGACGGCGGCAAGATCAGCCGTGCCGAACGGCGGAGGCTTGCCGAAATTGCCCGCATCAAGAGCAAGCTAATTCTTGCTCAACTGACCCTTGTCGGGATCGACAAGGAGTATGGCCTACCCACCGGCACCGCTGGGAACACTCTTTATGAGCCGCATGTTGCTGGTGAACGCGCCATCGCTGCCGCACTACGCACACGTCCGCACTTGCTTTGGTTCACACGATACCACGCGGACGGCCAACGCCTTAGCCCGCAACCTGCAGAGAATTACCGTAACGGACGCCGCGCCAGTACTGACAAACAGGTGGCGGCATGATGAAGCGCATCCCTTTCAACAACGAAGAAGCAGCGCGCAGTCATGAAATGCACCGGAGAGAGCATCGCCGGATTAGGCTCACTCGCCCTCACCAGAGAACGACGCAATCACATGCTTCGGATACAGCGGACTTTCGCCAGAACTCCCCTGCGCGATCCACTCCTGCTGCGCCTTTCGCAATGCGAAAAGTTCGGGTGGAAGGCCAAACCGCGTCTCCCATTCGTCGATTGTTAGCTTTGCTATTTGGGCGTGGTGCGTGATGTCCCCTTCCGTCTCGTCCAAAACATCTGCAACTGTCGCCCGCCATTCCATGCGCAACAGCGCCGCCGCGATATCTGCGCGCGTCACCAGTCCGCGTGTCTCAAGCGTATCCAACAATTCCATGAGCAGCACGTTTGCAACCCTCGCCTCTGCAAGGGCCATGTTCGCTGTGCGCTCCGCTTGTGTCTCTTCCACTTCCGACTCCTTTCAGTCTCGCGTTTCGACTTCATTTTTCAGCAAGTTCGGACATTCGCCAATGACGAAAAAGCGTTCCGAAATAGACCGAAACCCCTTCATCCCGGCCCGCGACCCCGTGTGCCGAGCGGCTGACCTACTGCTTATTTTTAGTATTGCGTTGGCAGGTGCGTCAGCCGCCCTCATTGCCCTCATCAAACAGCTTGGAGCCGCAATATGACCGCTGTCCTCAATCACGTCGCAATACCGTTCTTCGACCGTGTCCCACCGCGTGGCGTAAGGTCGTTCCCCAATGGGACCTTGACCAGATGGCACAGACCGCCGCCGACCTTCGTGCGGATGCCCGCGTGGAAGATGCCCGCACCCACTTTTCCGAAACTGAACCGAAGGAACCCGACATGAAGACTGCCGAACAGCGGCAGGCGGAGCTTGATGCCCGCGAAGCTGCTCTCAATCAGCGTGCTGCCGACCTCACGACCCGTGAGACCAATTTCTCTGAAGGCCAGCGCGCCACACGCCAGACCGAAGATGCAACTCTGGTAGCTTCGCTTGTCGAAGCGGGCCGCTTGCCGGTTGGGCTGAAGGAAGCCGCAACCGCAATCTTTTCCGAACTGGAAGACAGCGAAACGCTTACCTTCAGCGAAGGCGACCAATCCGTCACCAAGTCGCCGCGCGCTGCCTTCCGCGATCTTTTGGAAAAGCTGCCGGTTCCGGTCGCAACTGGCGAACTGGCGACCGGCGACGGTCCGGACTTCTCCGATCCAGCATACGTGCAGACCGCCATCGAAACCGAAATCCGCAACGCCGCCGACAAGGGCGAGACCATCTCGCCCGCGCAGGCCGCAATGCGCCTCAAGGCTACCCAGCGCTAAGGAGCGAGCATGAACCCGCATACAAAGTCTTTCGTGGCGGCTGGCCCCATCGGCCATCGTCGCCTCGTCAAGTTCACCTCCAATGACGGTGAAGTCGCACTGGCAACCGCTGCCACTGATCTGATCGCTGGCGTGACGGATTATCCGTCCGGAGCGAAAGCCGGTGAACGCATCGATGTCATTCTGCTCGGCCCGGCCGAGGTTGTCGCCGGTGGCGCAATCACACCCGGTGCGAACATCACAGCCGGAGCCGATGGCGTGGCGGTCGCAGCTGCGGCCGGATCGGCCACGGCCGGTTTCGTCATGACCGCCGCCGCGCAGGGTGATTTCGTCCGCGCTTTCATCCAGCGCGGCAGTGTCGCCGCCTAAGCCCTCTCGCAACCTCGTTTCAGGAGCCTTTTAATGTCAGGCCAACCCTTTCCCGTCGATCCGGTTCTGGTCGGAATCGTCCAGGCATACAGGAACGGCAAGCTGATCGCAGATCAGGTGCTGCCGCGTCTCGACCCGATCCTTACCACTGAACAGTTCAAGTGGTGGCTGTTCGATTTCGGACAGTTCATCACGCTCCACGATACCAAGGTGGGCCGCAAGTCCGAACCGAATACCGTGGAATTCAACGCGGAAGAACAAGAAGACCGCACCGATGACTACGGTCTCGATGACGTGGTGCCGGTTGCCGATAGCAAGAATGCACCGGCCGGATACGACCCACGGGCCTTTGCCGCACAGAACCTGATCGATCTCGTTCTGCTTGGCCGCGAAGTCCGCGTGTCCAGCAAGGTTTTCAACCCGAACACCTATGGTGCCGATAACAAGGAAGCCCTGACCGGCACGTCCAAATGGAGCGACCCGGCGAGCAAGCCAATCAAGGCCATTGCCGATGCTTCTGAAAAGATGGTCATGAAACCGAACAACGCTGTGATGGGCAGCGCCGTCTGGACTGCGCTTCGCACGAACGAGAGCATCCTGCGGGCACTGACGCCATCGGGTGCAGCTGACGGCTACGCCAACAAGCGCGCCGTGGCTGATCTCCTTGAACTGGATGACATCATCGTCGGTGAAGGCTGGATCAATATTACCAAGCCGGGTCAGGCGGTCCAGCGCCAGCGTGCTTGGGGCAATCATTGCACGCTTTTCTACAAGGCCCCGCTCGCGAGCAGCTTCTCTCCAACGCCGACCTTCGGTTGGACGGCACAGTTTGGCACCCGTGTTTCCGGCTCGATCCCCGAACCGAAGATCGGTTTGCGTGGCTCCGACCGTGTCCGCTCCGGCGAGAGCGTGAAGGAAGTCATCTCGTCTCCGGACCTCGGATACTTCTTCGAAAACGCCATCTAGCGCGTCTTCCAGAACCGTTTCTCCCGGCCTCGGTCGGGCGAAACAAGAACGCAACCAGTCAAAGGACATCTCCATGGTCAGACGATCCATGTCATTCCGCCTCTTTGCTGCATTCGCATTTTGCACGAGCCGTGTCGTCGACTTCGCCGTCAGCATCGTCGCCGTTCCGTTTGTTTATCTGCTGCAGGCTGTCACCAGCGATGCTGTTCTCAAACTCACGGCATCGTTCAAGCTGAGCGCTTTCCGCATGATCGAGCGGCTGAAGCCGGTCTATCGACATAGCTATCTCACGCACGGCCTTAGCCTCGGCACCCGAAGTACCGCCTGACACCAGCATAATTGAAATCACCCACCCGGCTTCTGCCGGGCGGGTTTTCCAAAAGCGGCCGAATGGGCCTTTTCTGGAAACCCCGAGGAGAAATCAGCATGGCCAAGCAGCCCAAGACTGAAACCAATACGCCCAAGGTTCCTGAAGCGGAACTGGTGGGCGATCATGCAAATGCTGCCAACGGCGGCAAGAATGCGGGAGCCGATAGCGGGGCAGCGTCGGTTCCGGCAACGGCGACAGGTGAGGCCACGGCACCTGTCGCCACCAGTTCCACGGATACCACAGCGAGCGGAAGCGGCGATGCTGCCGGAACGGTTACGACCGGTCTGGTGAAACCGCAGGAGGCGATCCAGCCGACGACAGCCATCCCGGCTGGAGCGGATCAGGGTACTTCCAGCCCGGAAGTGGAAGCATCGACTTCCGGGACCAGTTCCACCGATACCCCCGAGCGCAACTGCAGGCGGCGCTGGCGATACGGCCAGCGCCGCAGAGGGCGGGATTTCGTCAGCGGCGGCCGATGCGATCATCAGCAAGGTTCTCGGCGTCGAGCAACCTGAAGAGAAACGCGAGTTCGTCCTCATGTTCGGGCCGGTCCGCCACAACAACATTCACTACAAGAGCGGCGCTCACATGATCCTGACCAGAACGGAACATGAGCAGGTCTGTGCTGACCGGCTGCGCGTTGTTGAGTGGGACAAGGGACAGGTAGTGGACTGACCGATGCCTTACGCCTCGCTGGAAGATATTGTTGAGCGGGCTGGTCTGGACGAGGTTCTCCAGATCGCCGACCGCGACATGGACGGCACCGCTGATCCGGACGTCATCGATGCCGCACTCGTCCATGCCGACAACACGGTCAATGGCTATGTGAGCGTGCAGTACAAGCTGCCGTTTGCAGCCGTGCCCGATCTTGTCCGGACATGGGCGGTTTCGATTGCCCGTTACTTCCTGCATCGCGATGGCGCTCCCGACTACGTGGTTCGCGACTGGAAGGAAGCACTGGTGTCTCTGAAGGACGTTGCAGCCGGTCGCTTGAAACTGCCGGTCGGCCCTGACGGGGAGTGTAGAAATTTTTGTGCTTGAGGCCATAGTGATGGAAAGAAAGGCCCCATCGTATGGCAATAGACAAGGAACTTCTGGATCAGCTTCTTGCGGGGCATAATCCACATGAACTGTTTTCGAAAGACGGTCTTCTGGAGGAGCTGAAGAAAGCACTTTCGGAACGCATATTGAATGCGGAGCTTGACGAGCACCTTGCGGAAGAGCGCTTGGAAGGCAATGCGAACCGTCGAAACGGTACGTCGAAAAAGACGGTGCTGACCGGCACCTCGAAACTGACCCTTTCGATACCGCGTGACCGTTCGGGCACCTTCGATCCGCAGCTGATCGCCAGATATCAGCGCCGGTTCCCGGATTTCGATACGAAGATCATTTCGATGTATGCACGCGGCATGAGCGTTCGCGAGATCCGTGGCCACCTGGAGGAGCTTTATGGCATCGACGTTTCCCCGGGCCTGATCTCGGCGATCACCGACGCGGTGATGGACGAAGTGGGCGAATGGCAGAACCGTCCCCTCGACAATTGCTATCCGCTCGTCTTTTTCGATGCCATCCGCGTCAAGGTCCGCGATGAAGGCTTCGTTCGCAACAAAGCCGTCTATATCGCCCTTGCCGTTCTGCCGGATGGCACAAAGGATATTCTCGGCATCTGGATCGAACAGACGGAAGGTGCCAAATTCTGGCTGCGGGTGATGAACGAGCTGAAAAATCGTGGCGTTCAGGACATCCTGATGGCTGTTGTCGATGGGCTGAAGGGGTTTCCTGAAGCCATTACGGCAACCTTCCCACAAACGGTGGTGCAGACCTGCGTGGTTCATCTTATCCGGCATTCGCTGAATTTCGTGTCCTGGAAGGACCGCAAGCCGCTCATGCCGGCATTGCGGGCAATCTATCAGGCCAGCAGCGCCGAAGATGCGCTCAAGGCCCTTGATGCTTTCGAAACCGGATACTGGGGCGGAAAATACCCAGCCATTGCCCAGAGCTGGCGGCGCAACTGGGATCACGTCGTTCCATTCTTCGCTTATCCTGCCGCTGTGCGCAGGATCATATACACGACCAATGCCATTGAGGCCCTCAACTCAAAACTGCGCAGGGCAATCCGGGCACGCGGTCATTTTCCAAATGACGACGCCGCAATGAAAATGTTATATCTCGTGCTCAATCAGGCAGCTGGCGACTGGAAAAGGCCGCCGCGTGAATGGTTCGAGGCAAAAACTCAGTTCGCTGTCGTTTTCGGCGAGCGTTTTATAATCCAGTGAAAGGCGCCTCAAGCACAAAATTCCTGACAGTCCCGCCCTGACGAACCGTCACCGCAACCGTCTCCCGGAAGCGGCGTCAGCATCGTCGGTCCTGAACCCGTATTCACCGCCGACAAGCTGAAGGGGTGGCTGTGATGCTGCAGGAAATCATTGACCGCCTGATAGCCAACGCTCCGATCCTGACGGCGATGCTTCCATCCGAGGACATCGATGCGCTGTCGCAGGGTGTGGCACCACGATCCGGCACTGCGTTCGTTTTGCCATATCGGAAACGCGGTTCACCCAACGCGCTGGCAACTGGCGGTTTCCGCCAGCTGGTCGCAGTCCAGTTCCTGACCGCCTTTGTCGTCCGCAAGCACGATGACCCGGCAGGCGGCAAGAAGGTGGCTCTGTTCGATCAGTATGAGAACGCCATCGAGCAGACACTCGCTGGCTGGCAACCGCCATCCTGCGAGGACCCGATTGAGTTTGTTTCCTCGCAGCCTGCGCCGCTGCGCAACGGCGTCACCCTTTATGTCCAGACGTGGGAAACGTCCCGATTTTTGGAAGGAAACTCCTGATGACCATGCCGCTCAAAGGCGGGCGCTACATCCGCGACCCGAAAACTGGCGATCTGACCCGCGCGGATGAAAAGCCGGTTGCAGCTCCTGCAGCACCTGAAACCGAAATTGACGCGGCTGAGACCGCCCCGACGAAGAAAGGGAAATAATCATGGCCCGTCGCTGGAACAAGCTCGCGATGCTCTTCGGCTTGGAAGCTTCCTATGGTGAAGACGCCACGCCAACCGCAGCCGATGCCATCATCGGCACGAATGTCACCTTTACGCCCATCGAGGGCGAGGAAGTCAGTCGCGACCTGCTGCTTCCGTATATGGGGCATCAAGGCATCACGCTTGCAGGGATTTATGCTCGCCTCGAGTTTGAAATTGAGGTCGCCGGTGCGGGCGCTGCCGGAACTGCGCCCCGTTACGGTTCGATCCTGCGCGCTGCTGGTATGGCAGAAACCATCGAAGCGGGTACGAGCGTCACGTATTCCATCATTGAAGAAGGTCTTGAATCAGGATCGCTCTACTTCGTCATGGACAAGGTGCAGCACATCTTGCTCGGTTGTCAGGCCAACATTGCGCCTTCATTCGTACCCAGCCAGATTCCCCGGTTTCGTGTCACCGTCCTTGGTCTGCTTGGCACGATCACAGATGTTGCAGTCATGCCAGCCGTCACGATGGCAGGATGGACAACGCCGCTCACCGTTTCGAAGACGAATACCACCATGTCCTTACACGGCTGGGATTCGGTCGCAGAATCGCTCTCACTTGACCTCGGAAACGTACTCACGCCGCGTATGCTGATTGGCGACGAGCTGATCATGATATCGGATCGCAAGTCTGTTGGCACCGCAGTCGTTCAAGCCGAAAGCCTTGCAACCATCAACTGGTTCGACCGTGCCTTGAAGCGCACCCGCGGCGCGCTCGCGTTCAAGCACGGCAATGTAGCGGGCAACATCGTCGAATTTCCTGCATCTGCTGTCGAGGTCGGGAAAATCAGTCAGGGCCAGACCAACAACATCATGAATTACAGCCTGCCGCTGTTTCTATGCCCGACCGCAGGTCTCGACGAACTGAAAATCATCATCCGTTGATCCGTCCTGAAGCTGCCCCAAAGGCATTTTGAAGAGGCTTTAATAGATGTTTAAATTTACCCCGAACCTTACTTTCTGGTGGCCGGTGAAGGTCATTGAGCCGAACCCGGACGCACCGGGAAAGTTTGTCGAGCATGAGTTCAAGGCTCAGTTTGAGATGTTGCCGCCCGATGATGCAAAATCAGCGGCCAAGGAACGCGCCGCAATCGTCGCGAAGATCGTTTCCGATCTCTCGGATGAACAAACCGAAGCTATCCAGTCCGAGCTTGACGAACATGATCGCAAGCAGGTGCAGCGCGTCTTGCGCAATTGGGAACCTGTTTTCGTTGGCGGAGCTTCAGGGGGAGGAAGGTCAATATCTGCGATTCCTTGCTCCGGGCATTCTGGAAGCCGTCGCCGGTGACAACCTCGATGTGATCCGTCAGCTGGAAAAGATTGCAAATCTGGAGCAACTGGCAGCGCTGGAGCTTCAGGCGAACAAAGTCATTCGAACGAATGCCAGCAAGGCATTAGAGCAGACGGACTTGACGTCGACTGGTGTTGCCCTGTTGAAAGCACCTATTATCGTCGGTGACCGAATTCTTTATGCGACAGGGCCAGACACCTTTGCAACGTCACCGCTTCCGCCATGGTCGCGGACATTTTTGGCGTCTCCTGATGCGCAAGAGCAGAGACGGATTATCAGTGCGTCGAGGCCAGTTTTCAAAGCGCATCTGGCTGCCAATCAGCTGGTTTACAACGGAACAACCAGTCTCAGCTTCACGGCATCGCCTCTGAACGTTGGCAATTGCTGGAGTGGCGGAACGTTCACAGCTCCCGAAGCTGGAATGTATTTCTTTTCCATGGGTACGACGATGGGAGACGGATACGGGGGCCAGTTTATCGTCCAGATATTTGTGAATGGCGGCGTCTACTCTGAGATGGTTTATCCCATGAACCCACAGAGTGGGCAGCAGTATTATCGCGCCGGTACTCTTTCTGCGGCACTTCAGCTTGCCGCAGGTGGAACCGTCCAGTTCAAGCTCGTTCTGGACGCGGTACAAGGCAATCCGATGATGCAGGCCTTCAGAAACTTCGCCACCGGCTTTTTGATCTAGGGAGCAACCATGCAGTACAAGTTCATCAAGTTCGGTCCGGAGGGTTTCCCGCTCTTCTATTATGACGAGGAGACCTATCCGCCTACAGAAGAAGGTCAGAAGAACCCTGATATTCCGGCTGATGCGATAGAGGTAAGTGTTCAGCAATGGCTGGACGCATCCATGCTCAGGCTTTGGCGCGCTCCGGACGGCACACTCACGTTACCGCCAGCAGCGGAGCCGGGAGAGACAATAGACCTCCCGGCCTATGCCGCACAGAAGCGATGGGAAACAGAAGTCGGCGGTATCGAAATCAATGGCCTGACCGTCGCAACCGATGACCGCTCGAAAACCATGATTTCAGGCGCTCGCGTCGCCGCACAGAACGATCCGCAGTTTTCAACGCAATGGAAGGCTGCTGATGGAACTTTCACCACCATCAACGCTGCGGCCGTGATCGCTATCAGCGATGCGATGCTGGCTCATGTTTCGAACTGCTTTGCCATCGAGGCGCGTGTGCTGGCCGACATCGAGGCCGGGACTATTTCAACCGTCGAAGAAATCGACGCGGCATTCGCCTGAATGCTTAAGCTGGAGGCGTACGCGCCTCCGGCAAGTAGGGACGGCCACGTTAATTCGTGGCAGCGGGAGCATCCGGTCAAAGATAACCCGCCCGACAGCCTCAAGAGATAACCGTCGCATCCGCGCCCGTTCCGGGCCTCCGGTATGTGACTGATTCTCGGATATCGGTACATATGCACATTCAAACGAACTTCACCGCTGTTGATCCTGTTTCTCCTCCTGCAGCCTACATCGGCGGGAAGCGCCAACTGGCTCGCCAGCTCGGCGAACGCATCTCGAAGGTTCCCCATGGACTTTATGCCGAACCCTTTGTCGGCATGGGCGGGGTTTTCTTCCGGCGAACAAGCGCCCCACGGGCCGAGGTGATCAACGACCGATCCGGCGATGTCGTGAACCTTTTCCGCATTCTCCAGCGGCATTATCCTCAGTTCATGGACACCCTGCGGTTCCAGATTACCAGCCGTCGCGAATTCGAACGACTGAAGGCTAGCGACCCTGCGACGCTCACTGATCTGGAGCGTGCAGCCCGCTTCCTATATCTCCAGCGGCTGACCTTTGGTGGGAAAGTTGCTGGCCGGTCGTTCGGCGTGACCTATAGTGGTTCGTCGCGCTTCAACCTTACCAGCCTCGCACCGCTCCTACAGGACGTTCACGAACGCCTTTCATCTGTCGTTATAGAAAATCTCGACTGGCGCTCATTCATCGACCGCTATGATCGACCGGAAACGCTCTTCTATCTCGATCCGCCATATTGCGGCACTGAAGACGTTTATGGGAAGGACTTGTTCGGGCGGGATCAGTACGAGGTGATGGCTGAGCGACTAGCGCGCATCAAGGGCCGCTTCATCCTCTCTATCAATGACGTGCCGGATATCCGCTCAATCTTTGCGGCGTTCGACATTGAGAGCGTAGACCTGACCTACACGGCAGCTGGTGGAAAGGGAAAGGCAGTGCGTGAATTGATCATCAGCGGACCAACTTGTTAACACCAGAGCAATGGCAATTCGGCACTTATGAATTGCCATTGCATGATGCAGCACACCGCCATAGCTTTCGACCCGGTTTCATAAGGGGGTATTTCAAATGAAACGTATAGCCACAGCACTTTTGATTCTAATTGCCTTCTCAGCCACCGCAATCGCTGACGATGCAAGCAAAGCCAAGCTCGACGAGTTTTCGTCCGATCTGCTCGCTCTGTATTCTTTATCAGGTACAACGAAACGGCAACTGAGCGACATGAACCCAAAAGCGCAAACCTACGCCGTTTCAAGGCTCCTGAAGCAAACACAGGCTTTCCAAGCGAAATGGGGAAATAGCGACCTGATTGAGATTGAACGCTTCCGCTTGTCCGGGGGCGATCAGCTTGTGATCGATGTCGAGTATCGTTTCAAATAA